CGTCTGTGAAAAGATATTAGGATCTGCCACAGGTAATATATCTACTCGATCATCAAAATCTTGCATTTTAATTTCTCTTGTTGCACCTGGTACATCGTATGGATAAACAGGTGGTAAGTATGTTTTAAATACTTCTGCTAATAATTTAAATTCTTGTTTTAATCCGACGTATAATCTTTTGTGTATAGCTGACATTACCCGCGATCCACGCTCCAATAAAGCTACAGTCGTACCAACTGCAGCGGCTTGATTCATATCACCCACTTGTGCATCAGCGATGCTCGCGAATCGTTGGCCCGCAGATACAACAACTCCCATTAATTGTAGAAGTGTTGCATCTGGACCTTTAAAGGGTAGAGTCATAAACTGATCTCTGATGTTTCCACCAGGAGCGTCTACGTCTCTGAACTCACCAGGTTGTAAAGGTTGAGCGTCATCTCTGACTCTTATACCTCTAGATTTAAAACCGGCTGGTAAGTTAGCTAAAGTTCCTGCATCCAACAACTGTCTAAGAGCTGCTGTTGCAGTTCTAGTTAATCCACCAATCATATGGATTAGACCAAAACCATAAAAACCTGTGCCAGGTAAAAATTTAAATTGCACAAAATAATTTATTTTTTTCTTTAACGGGTCCATTGCTTTGTAGTTTCTTCTAATAGATAAAACTTTATTACCCGCTTGTGAAACAGTTACAATGTATGGAAGTTTAATTCCTGTTGGTTCGCCGTCTTCTCCCATATCTTCATAACCTTCTAAATCTAAATTAGTATGTATCTCATACAAAGTGTATTGATCCTCTTGACCATCTTTTGAAATACCTTCTAGTTCTAATTTTTTATCTTCTAATTGATTTTCAGTTATAGGTGGATTACCTAATTCTATGTCTCTGTAGAATCCTGCAACCTGTTGTTTTTTTAATTCGTTTTCTGAAATTTTTATAACGTGCACCACTGCATCTGCATCATCTAGTGAGTTTGCAGAATAAGGTACAATTAAATCCTCTGCTGGTACAAACTTAGACACGGCTCTACCTAAGAGAGCATCATAATATACTTTCTTAAAAGTAGAGCCTGAGAGAGGGAGGTAAAAAAGCATTTGATCAAACTCTGGTTCATACTCTTTCATCTGATCCATAATTTGATAATTCATAAAATCTTTTACACGCTTTGCCTGTTCTTCTTTTTGAACATTGACATCTCCCATTATTTGCGTTCGTACTGGTCCATCAGCTGGGAGTAACTCTTTATAAGCCTGCGCTTGAAACTGCGTAACCGCTTCTGCAAGTACAGGGTGATTGACGCCAGAAGCGCCTCTAAATGGTTCCGTTCTTCTTTCATATTTAAATCCTAAAAGTTCGAGTCCGTTTCTGTAAGTTTCTTCCCAGTCACCTCTGGACTCTTTGTATTCTCTATATTGATCTACTAACTTTGAACCTAGTGGTTCTAAAATTTCGTCACCTAAAAACTCTGCAAGATTTTCATAATGATCTTGTCCACCTTCTTGGGATGCAACTTTTGGATCAAAAGAAATTTCAGCACCACCTTCTTCTGTCATTTCTATTTCGACAGGTCCGCCTTTTTCTTGAATCTCTTCTACGTTTTCTTTGATCGCTTCTTGAATTTCCACTTCTCCTGGAACTTCAACAGTTGTCTTTGTATTTGGTAATGGTTTGTCTATCGTGGCCATTTGGTTAACCTATCCTGTTTTGTTAAATGTTTCAATTACTTCTTCGAGTATCTCTGTATTTGGTTTTTTATCTTCTTTAAGTGGCTCTGGATTTGCAGCAGCCCATTCTAATAATTCTGCTTGTGTTACCGGTTCGTCGTTTGCGGTATTTACAAAAGCTCCTATATTAGCGTTGTATTTTATATCCATTATTTTTTCTCCATTAACTAAAAGGTCCGTAACTTCCTTTACCTGGATTTGTAAATCCACCGCCTCCAGATCTATCTGGTCTTGATTCACGTATAGATTGTTGTGTAGGTCCGGTTGGATCAAAGCCACCTCGGTCTTTGTCTCTACCTAATCTTTCAAGTCTAGCTCTTTCTGCTTCATTAGCTAATTGTCTTTCTCTAGCTTCTTTTTCTTTTCTTGCTTCTTCTGCCGCTAAGAATGCATTTCTTTCATCTATACCTTGTTGTCTTCTTTTATCGTTTTTAGTTTTAGCTATAAATTTATTTAAAGCTGTTAAATAATTATTAGAGCCAAAACCTGATATTACATTTTTACCAGCTAACACAGATTCAGGTCCGTATTTTAAACCAACACTAGACATACCAATTAAACCATCCATACCTTCTAAATAATTTAATTGATCGGCAAAGTCAGGATTATAATTTTTAGAATTTATATTAAACGGACTTTGAGCTCCTGCTATTCGTGCCAAAGGTGATGGTAGTTTTTGTCCCAATTCAAATTGTTTTTGTAATCGGTTACCTAATGTGCCTCTTTCTTTACCTTGAAAGAATTTACCTAAACCAAAAAAAGCATCTTCTGATATTGATGAGTCAGATCCTGTTGGTCTAGTAAAAGTTGGTTGCAATGGACCAAAAGGATTAAACCCACCACCTGTATCTCTCTGTTGTAAATCTATACCAATGATACCTTCACTTGGTGTAGGTGTAGTTGGTGTAGGTGTAGTTGGTGTAGGTGTAGTTGTTTGTCCTAATGTTCCTGCATCATAACCTTGAGCTGTGATTGTATCTGCTATCTCTTGATCAGAGAAACCGTAAGCGTTCATCGAATTATAAATAGCTAGCGCTGCGGGGTCTGTTATTCCTCCAACGTTGAAACCGACTCGGCCACCGTCTGCACCAACAAAAGTTTGATTTGGTAAAGATACCATATCATAAATAGTTTTAACTTTTTCTTCTCCTAGTTTATTAAATTTATCAAAACCTAAATCCATAATATCTTTGACACCAAATTCTAAATCAGGATCTCGTTTAAATTTTTGTATATCTCTTATTATATTTTCACTTTTACTAGTTGGATAATCTAATTTTGTTTTACCAAATGTTTCAGTTCCTAATTTAAATTTCTTTTTTTCTGTAGGTAGTCCAGCTGTCTTTGCAATATTACTCATCACTGTTGGATCTTCTAAATTTGGAATTTGAGTTCCACCTGCTCCAGTAATTCCTCCATCTGTTGTTAATCCTTTTTGTTTTCTTAATTCATCTAATTGTTTTTCAATGTCCATTTCAGCGGCACCTGCTGGAGTAAATAAAGTGTTGCCTATTGTCTGAGCTCCTTTTTTGAATAAATTATAAAGACCCACCCCTTTACCAAATCTAGAAGATGGATCCACGAAAGGAGATATAAAAGTTAAACCTTTATCTATAGCACCACCAATTTTTTTTATAGGAGAAACTTTTTTAGTTGATCCACCTCCAGAGGGTCTGCCTCCACCAGTTGGAGTTGGAGCACTAAAAGTTCCGCCTCTTTGTTTACTACCCATTCCCATAGCCGCGCTTCGACCACCACCTCTTGAAACTCCTGTGTTACGTCCACCTTGATATCCTCTACCACCAAATCTAAATGGAGTTCTTTCTTCAAACAAAGACTCGACGCCTATCGCACCGCCGTCCGCTTTTCTAAAAAATCTTTTGTAATCAAACGGTGGTTTCTTAACATCTTCTAATCCACCTTCGTATCTTTCTTCTGCTTCTTCAAAAGTTCTATCTTGTCCTGGCTTAATAAATTTTTCATAAGCCTCTTTCATTTTTTCACGAACATCACCGCCTGACTTTGCAGTGTCTCTCATAATTTTTCTTTTCTCTGCATCTGTTAGATCTCTTGGATCCATATCTTCTATATCTACTTCTTCTTCAACTTCTTCGTCTTTACCTTTTTTCATAAAGATCTCACCGATACCTAAATTAGGTACAAGTGTTTTTAAAATCATAGCTGACTCTTCTGGATTTTCTTCTATGTGTTCATTTACTTTTGCTGTTAGTGTGCCTATACCTACAGCTCCAACAAATTTTTTTAAAGCTGGTACTAATCTGGCAAATGATATAACTAAAGGTGCTGCTTGAATCATAACTAGTAATAAGTTCTTTCAGTACGAGGAAGTGAATCCTCTTTTAAATCTTCTGGATGCGCCACGAACCCTCCTTGTCTAAAACGCATTATTGCTTGTGTAGTACTGTCCACCAAATCGTCGTGATCTCCATACGGAAATGATGCACACTCCTCAATAACTTCTTCTGCGAACTTTTCATCCGGCGCCCAAATAACACCAGACTCGA